TTTCAAGAGTGGTAGTTTCGTTGTGAGTTAGTATAGAATAGCTAATTTTCATTGATATAATTTACTATAAAATAGTTATAAAGTCAAGTAATAAATTCAGTATTTATCTGTGTAACTTTTAATGATGTTAATTTTTTTAGTTTATACGATCGGTATGCTTCTTTGAAATATCTATCAGTTGATATAATATCACCATAGAATCTTTTAGGTGTCATAGCACTTCTTTTCTTAGGATTAGCAATCTGTAATCTAAAGTAGTCTTCTTTTAGATTTAACAAATTTTCTACTTCTTCTATTTTAGTTTTTTTAAAATCAGCAACCTTAAATAGTTTTTTTAACCTACTAGTACCTAAGTAGTTTAGGTTTAACCCTTCTAAGTTTTTATTTATTTTATCTGTACTTAGATAAAGTAGAATAGGTCTAGGATCTTTAACACTTTTTTCTGAATAATTAAATGTAATTATCATACCAGGTAATAATCTACCCGAACCTATTGTTTGAAAAGACTTAACTATTCTCTTGTTGTTGTATCTGCTCGCCAACGAGATTCTCCAATTTTTCTACCATTTTAAAAGCATCTGAAAATGTAGGCATTATTACTTCCGTAGCAGGATCTGCTTGAGCATAAACTCTCCACTTTAATTTACCATCAACTATTGGAACAACCATATAGTTTTCTGTGGTAAATACCGATGGTGCCCAAAACCTACTATTACTTGTCTCTACGCATACCTCTTTAAAGTCATCAGGAAATGGTTTTATGTGAGTTTTCATAGTTTTGTTAGAAGCATAACCACAAGCCAAACACTGCATATTCTGCTCATCGTCTCCTAATAAAACCATAGACTCCATTATCTCTCCACCAACAACATTACATTGTTTTGAATCGTTTGGACATTTGACCTTTAATATCATGTCTTCCATTACGTAACCTTCTTTAACTTTGGAAGTTTTATTTTTGCCGGTAGTGAACTCTCACCACTAACTTTTTTAAGTTTAGGTAGTTTTAAACTAACAGGTTGTGGAATTGAGGTTAAGACTTCATCTATAATCTTATTAAACTGTGTTGCCATAGCCGTTAGTGAAAACTCTCTTCTATTCTTTTTACCTAGACGAGAAGCTTTCTTTTGTATCAGTTTTCTTTTCTTGTGAAAAGTTCTAATCTTTCTAACTACATCTGCTGGATTTACATCAAACCATCTGGACGGCTCTATGATAATTGGATCCCATAAAGCAGATTTAGGAACTGGTTTTATGAACCCATCAATCAACATAGATTCCGAATCTGTGAGGAAGTCAAGGTGGCCACTCCACTTACTAGCAATCACAGGTAAATCACAACAAGTAGCTTCTAACATTGGTCGTCCAAAACCCTCTCCGTGAGTACAAGTAATAAAAGCACCAATCTTTGGATGGTTGTAAAGTGTTGACATTTCTTCAATAGTAAAATCACCATGTATTAAATAAATATTTGGTAACTCGACTCCTGTAAACATATCTTTTACATGCTGTATCTTTTTCTTTATATTATCCTTGTCAAGAACACTAAAGTTAGCACCGTTAGTTTTAAGAACAAGTGCCGGTGGATTTTGTATATTAGAAAATGCCTTTAGAAAAGATTTAATCATGACACCTATGTTTTTTCTATCTTCTCCAAAACCTTGTTGCCCCCATTGTCCAACATGAAGATAAGCAAAATCCTCTTTGATAAGTTCATCTAACTCACCATAAAGTTTCTTTTCTAACTGATGTTTTTCTTTTGGTGAATAAACATCTGTATCCACACCTTCAAATAAAACTTTAATAGGCTTTTCATTTTTTATCTCACCTATCTTTTGTTTCTCTCCATTTTGTTGATCTTGCATCTTATCAAATATACATCTATTAAATGTATCTGCTGTAAATTTAGATGGAACTATATTAAAATTCATTTTATTCATACCCTCTAAAAATACAGTTGAAACGATATCGGTTTCCACACCAGCAGTTATACCAATATTAATCTTACCACCTTGTATAAACTCATTAGGTATTCTAATATCAATAACAACATCAGGTTGACCTTTTATTTGGTCTTGTGTTACAAAAGTACTCAGTAATTTCTGATGTCGTTTGACTTCAGGTCGTAAGTGATTTCTAGGTGTTGAACCCCACTTAACATCAATACATTTAATATCTAAGTCATCTCTATCCATAATAGAGTAATAAATTGAACGAGCATGGTCACCATACCCACTACGGGTATTAAAAGGTGCAATCATAACTACTGAACGTTTCATACTGCCTCCATAGTGTATTTTTCTTTTGGTTTCCAATTATCAAATGCTCCATTCATGGAACTGATAAACTCTTGTCCCATAGCTTTTGATGTCATTAGATTTTCTTTACAATACTCAGTTCCCAATGAACCAAGTCTTTTTCTTTCTTCTCTACCTAAATCATATAGTTTCTTTAACTGAACAGCAGCATCTTCTGGCTGACATCTATCGTCAAAAATATAAGGTGTCATAGGCGAACCTTGTAATGAACGATTTGTTGGATACACAGGAAATACCCACTCACCATGTTCGGTGTAAGTTCCCTTATGATTAGAACCTAACTCAACATAATCTTCAGCCGTTAAAAACTTACCATCTTTCTTAAACCCACATTGGTCTTGTAATCCACCCGTAACATTAACGATGATTGGCGTTCCAACAGTAAGTGCTTCAGCACTACCTAATCCAAACCCCTCATTACTAGCTAAGTTAATATAAACATCAGCAGAGTTAAATAATAGATTCATATCTGTATCACCAAATGGTCGTCCATCAGTTTGATATGTAAAACATACATCATAATCAGGACATAGATGTCTATGAACTCTTGGTAAATCTGTTCCATTATCATCAACTGGTGAACAATGAAATACTAATACACACTCTTCTCTTTGTTCAGGTGTTAAACCATCCATAAAGTATTTGTATGCCAACATCACATCACCTGGTTGTTTTCTTCTTATGTTTCTGTTACTATAAAGTATCTTAAATTTTTTATTTCCAATTCCATGTTTGGAATCAAAATCGATTAGAGAGACATTATCATCTTCTACCGTATTAAATCTCCTTTTTGATATACCATGAGGTACATAAGTTATCTGCCAATCTTTGTAATCAGGTAATAATCTTTTATTGATACCATAAGTTTGTTTTGATATACCCATCAACAAATCAGAACTCTTATAGTAGTTTGTATTGTATTGTGGATCTGGTAGGTCATCCCAAATGTTGTAATAAAATATTGGAGTTGTTTGTCTTATCTCTGCTTCCATATTATAGAACCAAATCCAAAACCGCGGATCGGTATAGTGAAGAATAGCATCCGGTTTTTCTATTCGGATAACATCACGAAGTAAATCTTCATTACCATAACCATCAACTGGATATACTTTTAAATACCCATCTTTGATTCCAAAATCTTTTTGAAGATGCTGTGACATATCAACAATCTTTCCAGCTTCAGGATGTTTGATAGCTCCACCCATCTGAACCCAATCATATTCATGTAATGTCTCAAATACAATGTCTTTGGATACGGTAGCTACTCCACTATGCATTCTCAAATCATCGGACATCAATAAAATCTTTTTCTTAGCCATTTAAAACCTCTTTATTTCTATTATAATTTTCAAAGTATTTATTTAAAATATTTAGTTTATCATCATATTCAGCTATAATTGCTAACTCTTTTTCAATGGTATCCATAATGTCAGGATGTTCTGCTAAACCTAAAGCGTTTTCCATTAAATTTTCAACATTGATACGATGTCTTTCGATGTGAGCTTTGAAATGCATCTTGCTTGCATTTATTAAATCTTCTCTCATATTAATCATTAAAACCGGCTCCCACTTGTGTGAAGTTTATCATAACTTTCTATGTTTTCTTTTATAACATTATCATGAACATATTGATGGATAGAGCGATTAACTAATTTTTGTAAATTCATTGATGAGTTAACTGTTCTAAACTTAAAATCTTCATATAGTGATTTAAGTATTTTTACTGATGTCAACTTTGTTAAAGTATTTTTTTTCATAACCTATTCCTCGTTGTATATAACTAGTATATATAAATATATAGTTTAATTAATAACAAGGGTTTTTTTTCCAAACTTATTAGCATAATTAATTGTTGACATAGAGCCTTTCGACTCAACTCCTCTTGGAACAAAAGAAACAATATATTGTGAATAAGCAGCTATTATCTTATTACGAACATAATAGTTTTTTACACTATATGGTTTACTATAATCTTTTTTATCTTTAGGGCAATATAAATTCCAATGTTCGTGTTGTGGTGGAAACTCTTGATACTGTAATCCCAATTCTAAAGCATACTTTTTAGCATAATAGTCAGCGCCTGTTTTACACCCACCACTAACAATAATAGTATCAGGACCTTTATCAGTTTTTAATTTAAATATAAATTCCTTAATCTTTCTTCGGTTTTCATATTTACGACTACCAACTATTGCTACTCTTAAAGTATCTTTCCCCATTCACAATGCTCCGTTTTTACAAACTCACAGAACTTACAAGCACTACCAGGAGAAGCATTGTAATTTCTATCTGTTTTATGGTTTCCCTTTTCATCATAGATAGCTTCACGAAACTCGGTAAATGCTTTCATGGTCTTATTGACGCTAACCTTACCATTAGCAGGTTCAAATCTCTGTAACCTACTGATTGGAAAATCACTTTGTTTTGCTATCTTTCTTTTTAATATCAAGAACTCTACTGTTATTTTATCCAATGGAACATCAAACTTTTCTGAATAAAATTGTTTGTAAAGTAATAACTGAGCTTTCTTGTAAAAGTTTTTCTTATGATAATCTGTCCAACTTCTTGTAGAAGTTTTAAGGTCAATAATAGTTATTCTACCTGATATCTTATTTCGTATCACAACATCAAGAAAACTCTTTAACTCTACGTTCTCTTGTAGTTCCATAGTTATAGGCAACTCAATACCAACCAACTCGTAGTTCTTTTTCATAAAATACTTACCACGATGTTTTCTAAAGTGTTCAAGTATAGCCAAACCATCTTGGTAAAACTCAACCATATCATCTTGGTTACAAGGTAGGTTTTCTTGATTTTCTTTTATCTTTGTAAACTCACCCATCATTTCGGTTTTTAACATACCATTTAAGTCAAGTGCCTCAGCAGCTACGATAGAAGTACCATACATCACCGTGAGATATTCTTGTATCACGGTGTGCATAGCAGTTCCAAAAAGAGTATGAATATTGCCTGTAAAAGTTCCTAGTTTGTCTATGTAACGAAGTTTCCATTTAAGGTTACATTCGCTATAAGAAACAAACTGACTATGTGATACATGTCCCATTATATTATCTCGTCAATCATACCATATTCTAAACAAGTTTGAGCATCCCACATTAAATCATGTTTTAGCATCGCATCAAGTTTTTTCATAGGTAGTTTAGTGTATTGTTTATAAATGTCTTTTATTGTTTTCATCATTAATTCTAAGTTTTTCTTTTCATCCTCGAAGCCAGAATATGTTCCCCAAAAATTAGCACTTAACTGATGAATCAGCATGTAAGAATTTCTACTCATATATCTCTCATCGCCAACTACCGAAAGAAATGTAGCAGAACTAGCAGAGAATCCATCAACGTAAGTATGGACTGGAACTTCTGTTCTTAGTATCGTATCCATAGAAGCAAGACCCGAAACAATTGAACCCCCACCCGAATTAATAAATAACTTTATTGGTGGTGGTAATATACCAAGAGTTTTTGATAAAGTCAAGGACTTTCCTTCCATCTCTCCAATTTTTTTATTTAATTCAACACAAGAGTTTCTGTTTACGCCAGAATAATAATATATCTTATTATCTTGTACGGATATGTGTTTTTCAGTAGCATCGGCACTTAATTTTCTTGTTGCTTTTTCTTCTTTACTGCCCCAATATTTTTCCATTATTTACCCCATAACCCTTTCTTTACAATTGTTGCCATTATACCATAGTTACTCACATCTAAGTAAGCATCTTCCATTGGTTCTCCTTGTACTGCATGTGTTCTGTTACTCATCAATAAAGTCTTTAGTCTTTGTATCTTATCATTCATCCTAAACCATAAGCCAGTAAGAGATAGTTTTATATCCTCTTCTGTTAATAATGGTGAACCAACTGATATATTACCAGGACCATAATCATGTTGTTTATGTAAAAACAATTCATATTGTTCCCTCTGAATCTTCTTAAACTCCGATGTCATCAACGGCCATTCCTTTTCCATCTGTGCTACAATATCACTTGATGTCTTTGATATTTTTAATTCTGTTTCTTTTATATTCATGTTATACCTTTATCACATTTGTTAATTGTATTAAAATAATTGATATTGCTAATAATAAACTAATTATAGTTTTTAGTGTTGGTATTTCTCCTATCAGTACCCAAGTTAGCGTGCCAAATACAAGAGTACCAATCCCAAATCCAGCTAATCTCATATTCCAAAATGCACCGAAGTGTTCGTAAGACCACTTAGTGCTATAAAAGAACAATGGTGCTATAATTAAACTCGTACTATATACCCACCACATTGATTTTAAAAATGGTTTATCAGGCCACACGTAATGCCCTTGTAACTGAAAAAAGGCAATACCCGCAGCTATTAAATTAGCCACACAAGCCATCAAAATTTTTGTCATTTAATTTTCATCTTCTTTATTTCCTTATCAGATTTTCCATATTTTTTTACTAACGATGTTAACTCTTCTTTTGTCATCAAATTATAATATTCACTTGCTCGTAACTTACTAACCTCAAAGTGTTCTTGTATAAAC